ACTAAAAATAGAACTTTTATGAGTGGAGGAGTTGATTCGACACCAAAAAAGACACGTCAAGGACGTGGAGCACACACAAAATATAGTGCAACTTCGAGAAATAAAGCAAAAAAGAGATATCGTGGTCAAGGACGATAAATAGTACAGGACATTCCCTGTACAAATGGCATTAAAACCCGTAACTGGCACTTCTTTTAAGAAACCTCGATCGTTTAAGGACGTTGGGATGAATTTTCGTGTAAATCCTAATACTAAAGATGTTGCCTCTGTTATAAATGATAATGCTATAAAACAGTCAATCAGAAATTTAGTTTTGACCACTCCTGGCGAAAAACCATTTTCACCAAATATCGGATCTCGTATTTCCGAACTCTTATTTGAACCTCTTGATCAATTTACCTCTGATTCCGTTAAGGAAGAGGTAATAAATACCATTGAACAATATGAACCTAGAGTTGTATTATCGACTGTAAATGTTCGCACCGATTATGGGAAGAATCAATTAGAGGTATTCATTGAATACACAATCGTTGGTCTACCTACTGTAGAAACCATTGAGTTCGTTCTTAAGAGACCAGAATAATGCAACCAAATAACCTAACAGCATTAAATTTCGAGGATATTAAAGCTTCGATTAAATCATACCTTAGAACAAGGTCTGAATTTACTGATTACGATTTTGAAGGGTCATCACTTTCTTATCTGATTGACACTTTAGCGTACAATAGTTACTATAGTGCGTTTAATGCTAATATGTCGATGAATGAGGCATTTTTGCCATCGGCAACTATTAGAGATAACATTGTTAATATTGCAAAACTTCTAAATTACGTTCCACGCTCTATTGTTTCTGCAAAAGCGTGTATAAAAATTACTGTACAGACAACTGCTGCGAATGGGCAGTTTCCTACAAGTTTGACCCTTAGTAAAGGTGCAGTTGCAAGTGGTGGAAACTATATTTTCAATATTCTTGAGTCTGTTACTACTACGGTCGATACTACAACTGGTATTGCTGTGTTTGACAATGTAATGATTCAAGAAGGTAGTATCGTAAACTTCTCATACACTGTAAACACCTTTGCGAGACAGGTTTATAAGATTCCTTCTGAAGATGCGGACATTGCAACCCTAACAGTTCGTGTAAGACCTAATGAATCATCTACAGCATCAGACTTATACAGTCGTGTAGATACAATTACTGATTTGACTGCAACAACTCGTGCATACTTCATTTCTGAAGGTGAAGACATGCGTTATGAGGTTAAGTTTGGTGATAACACTGCAGGTAGAGCACTTAATGATGGTGAAATCGTTCAATTAGAATATTTGGTATGTGCAGGTACAGAAGCGAACGAAATTAGTGCATTTTCTTTTATAGGAAACGTAGTTGACTCAAATGGTGTCAATTATTCACAATCTAATATCCTTACAGAAACAAAAGATCGTTCACAATTAGGATCTGCTGCAGAAAGTGTAGAATCTATCAAATATAACGCACCAAGATACTATTCTGCTCAATATCGTGCAGTTACAGCACAAGACTATGCTTTAATTACAAAACGAGTTTATTCTAACGCTGATTCTGTAGTTGCATATGGTGGAGACACTTTAAATCCTCCTGTATACGGAAAAGTCTATATTGCTATCAAAACTAAGACAGGATCTCTTCTAAATGATGCAACAAAGAAAACTATTGCTGCAGATTTAAGAAAATACGCAATGGCATCGATTGATCCTGTAATTATCGATCCTGAGGACATTTACATCTATCTAAAAGTCTTTGCACAGTACAATACTGCTACTGCATCAAATACTTCAGATATTAAGACTAATATTTCAAATGGTATCAAAGATTGGGCATCACAAACTCAAATCAACAACTTCAACTCTACATTTAGATCTGGAGACTTTGAAAAGGCAGTTCAACTCTCAGATTCCAGTATCACTGACGTTTCACTGCAACTTTCTCTCTTAAGATACATTAGACCAGTAACAAACCAAACCAATACTTATTGTATTGCTACTGGTGGTGAATTATATGATAGTAATCCTAGTAACACTGATGGAACTTGTAAAAAGGAACCAATTCTGTTATCAGGAACATTTAGAACTGCAGATAGACCTGGTGTAGATCAGCAGTTTGAAGATGATGGATTTGGTAACTTAAGAGTATTCTATAATACTGGTAATAAGAAGGTATACACTAATCAGACTGCAGGCACAGTAAATTACTCCACTGGTGAAATTTGCTTTGGTCCTGTAAATATTATCGGTGCTGGTGTAAATATTCCTACATCAGGAGTTAATATTAGTGATTCTACAACAGGTGCTGGTTCTGTAACGGATGGTTCATTACTTCCTGCAGATTTGGCAATTCCTGTTCTGTTTATTCCTTCAAACGTTGCAACTGTACCTGCTTCAACACCAGGCACAATTATTAACGTTATTGATCCAGAAGTCACAGTTGTCCCACTTGGTTCAACACCACCTGCCACTATCCCACTAAATAGTTTGACACCTGCGGTATTCAATACTACTCCTACAACATTAACTGTAGAAGACATTGGTAACGCTGGTAATTTAACCGACACATCTTGTTTCTAAGTGTAGATGAATATCAATAAGGTCTCTCAGTCGATTGTAACCCAGACTCCTGATTTTATTGAGAACGAGTATCCATTATTCAATAAATTTATTGAATATTACTACCGTTCTCAAGAGAAGACAGGTTTAGGGCAGAATATTCTTAATGAATTTCTGCAATATCTTGATATTGATAAACTGAATATCGATATCTTAGATGGTGCTACAAAAGTAGTTGAATCTTTTTCGACTGCTGCAGATGAGATTGTTGTAGAAAGTGTTGATCAGTTTTTAGAGAATGATGGAACGGTTTTAATTGGTAATGAGGTAATATATTACGAAAAAACTACTCATGCACCAAACATTGCATTGAGTCCTGGTATTTCATATGAACAGGTAAAACTAAAGTGGACAAACCTTGCAAGTCCTCTTACTTCGTTCGATGGAACAACACAGATTTTTAATTTAACGTCTCAAGATAGTCCTGTTGCAGCACCCTCTGCACAACACCTTATTGTTTCAACTTATGGTGAAGTTTTAGTACCAGGTATTGACTATACCGTTAGTGGAACACAAATTACGTTTACTACTGCACCTAGAGCAAGAGTTCCTGCAGATGATGCGTCTTCTACCTTTATTACTTACTTAAGTGGTTTCGTAGAAAATACAATCGTAGGTATTGATAATTTATCGACAGCATTTGGTGGTGGTAAAACACAATTTACCATGACTAGAAATGGAGTAAGATATGAACCAGTCGCTGACGAATATGTTCTTGCAGTTTACGATAATCGCCTTTTAGTTCCTAAAGTTGACTTCTTCCTTGATGGGGATCAGTTTATTTTCTTAACTGCACCTTTAAATGGTCGTTTTCTTTCCTTATACTCTATTGAAGCACCTATTCCTTCATTCGGTTCTGGTGCTGTTGGTTATTCTCGCGTTAATAATGCAGGTGAGTTAACTAGCGTTTCAATAAATGCAAATGGTAGTAATTATAGATTTGAATATCCCCCTCAGGTATCAGTAAACTCTGATGAAGGTAGTGGTGCTTCTATTAGTAGTTTAGTTAATGGTATTAAGAGTTTATCACTAATTGATGGTGGTAAAGGTTATAGTGAAACTAATCCTCCTGTTGTTCAAGTTCAGACTCCTACTAAACCAGGTTCTACAGCAGCAGTATTGAAAGCAACCGTCTCTAACGGTGCTGTATCGGGTCTAGAAGTGCTTACTTCTGGTTCTGGGTATACATTTACCCCTAGGATCACTTTTAAGCAACCAGGCGGTGCTGAACTGGGCACATGTCCCATTGTAAATGGTCAGGTATCAGGTACTGTTCCTATTACCAATACAGGTTTTGGATATACTACAGTTCCTAGCATTTACATTGATGAACCCACAGGAGTCAATGGAATTAAAGCAACATTAATTCCAGTTTTAACTAATGGTGAAATTACTAGCATTACTATTGCTAATGCAGGTCAAGGATATGAAACCACTCCTAGAATCGCTGTTGTAGATCCTGTTGGTGCTCAAGTTCTTGAAACTACAGTAGATAATGATGGTAGAGTCATCGGAATTGAACTTTTAAATGGTGGTAGTGGATTTGATGATATTCCTTCTGTTTATATCGTAGATAATAGAGTAAACGATCAAGGAGTTTATATTGGTGGTAGTGGTGCTACTGCAACTGCTGCTATTTTCAATGGTCAAATTACTGATATTAACGTAACTGCTTTTGGTACTGGATACAGTCAAACTTCACCTCCTAAAGTTGTAATTCAAAGTCCTCCAGAGGCAAGAGCATCTGCTGAGATTGGTTTGAATGAAGTTACTGGTTTTACAGTAAATCAGAAAGGTAAAGGATATAGTAAGGCAAAATTTGTTGGATGTGCTAGAGCAGCGAGTGGTATTACCAATTATACAGAAGATGGTAATGCAGTATTCACAAATAACACTGTTGCAGCAACTGGTGCTATCGATGCACCTGTAAAATGTCTTGATGCACTTTTTGTCAAAAGATTATTAGACAAATATACAGAACAGTTTTTACCTGATGTTCCAGAACTAGATTATAAGAAAATTGACGTTAGAACAGCAATTAAGACAATTAAAGATTTCTATACTGCAAAGGGAACCTCTTTCAGTATTAGTTACCTATTTAAGTTACTTTATGGTGAACAGGTAAGTATTACCTATCCTAAAGATCAAATTATCAAACCATCTGCAGCAACTTGGTCTATTGACACTATTTTGCGTGCAACTTTGGTTAGTGGTAATCCTACTGACATCAGAGATGGTCTTTTAACACAAGAAGCAGATATTGCAGATACAAATATTAAAGCAGCGAGTGCATTGGTTGAAAACTATATTTCAATCAAAACATCTGATGTAGAGATCTTTGAATTGGTCTTATCAGAGGAAACTATTAATGGAACATTTGTTGTTCCTTATAAAACAAAATTAGCAGAACCTCTTGATACAACAGAGTCTATTATTACAGTTGACTCTACTATTGGTTGGCCAGAAAGAAACGGTGAGTTTATTATTGGTGGAGCTGAAGTTGTTCAGTATAAAGAGAAGTCACTTAACCAGTTTATTGAGTGTACTCGTTCTGTAAACAATATTGTAGAAGATTGGGATTCTGCTACAGAAGTGGCATCTAATTTCCAAGTTTTCATTAATAGAGGAACTCCTCAAGAGGTTGTTTTAAATGTTGTTGGTATTGTTGATGCTCAACAAACAACTCTTACAGATACAGGATCTTATTACTTACCTGGCGACAAATTAACTGTTTCTAAGTTAGGTGGCACAGGTACTGCTCCTGAGTTGACAACTTGGTTGTATAACGTTAAGAAACTGATTGAAGTCACTAGCATTACATATGGTGGTGTTAATGATCAGTCAGCAACTGTTACTTGCTCAAACCCACACGGTCTTTTAGTTGGTGATCAGGTTACAATTTACGGTGCCAACCCGATTCTCTTCAATGGCACGTTTGAAGTAACATCTAGAGATAGTACTACTGTATTCCAGTATCAATTACCTCAACCTGCAACAGTTGTTCCTCAAGGTAATATTCTTGTATCTGTTGACTTGAATAAAGGTAAATCTGATAGCACTCCTGTATTGAACGCTATCGGACCATATACAACAAACGTTCAA